TTGTTTTTCCAATTCTAATATTCTTAATTGTAATTGTTGTATTTCTTCGGGAACTGAACTCATCTTAAAATATAAATACTATTTTGTTTATTATTTATATTTCAATTTTATTATAAAATCGGCGTTTTAAATGTGCAAAGGTGTAAATGTCAAAACACAAAAGCGTAATTTACACGTTCTGTAACGGGCAAACCTTGAAGATTTATTTTTTGACATTTTTTGTCTCATTTTAAATCTTCAAGGGTGTAAATGAGAAAATGTTTAATAAAAAAGTTATTAAATTAATATTTTATTCATTATCTGAATCAGAATCTGAAATATAATCATATGTATTTTTTTTATTATAAATTGAATTCTGTATATCAACATTATGAATTATTTCTATAACTTGACTATAAATTTCTTGTTGAGTCCATGGTTCAATCCATTTACCTTCTGAAAATATAGAATAACTAAATACATCATTATCAAATGAAATACCATTATACCATATCAAATTTTTAAATTCTTCATAATCATCAGGATAATCAACATTTAATGTTATACTATTTTTAACTGTTACTATAATTTTATTATAGCAATCATCAAGATCATTACAAACCAAATATAATGATTCATATTTATTTTGTTTTGGTTTAGTTAATAATATATTTACTGGTATTGACATAATTGTAAATATTTATTAATAATTTTTATTTAATTCAATTTTTTATATAATAAATTGATTTCTCATGATTTACCTAAATTACTAATTCTATAAAAAATTTGATAAAAATATATTTTATTATATAATAATTAATTTATGGTTAATAAATTGGTTATTGTAGAGTCACCTGGTAAAATTAAAAAAATTACTGAATATTTAGGAGAAGGATATATTGTTAAAGCATCATTTGGTCATTGTATGGATCTTGATAAAAAGACATTATCAATAGATGTAGAAAATAATTTTAATCCAATATATGTAATATCAGAAGATAAACGTAAGATTGTTAAAGAATTAATATCTCTTGCTAAGAATTGTGAAGTTATTTTGGCATCAGATGAAGATCGTGAAGGGGAAGCAATTGCATATTCACTTGGTAATATTTTAAATTTAAAAAATCCAAAAAGAATTGTCTTTCATGAAATAACAAAAAAAGCAATTAAAGAAGCTATAGAAAATCCTCGTGAAATTGATATGAATATGGTATATGCACAACAAGCACGTAGATTATTAGATAGATTAGTTGGATATAAAATTAGTCCTATATTATGGAAACAAATGAATACAAATACTGTTCAATCAGCAGGAAGAGTTCAATCAGTTGTTGTTAAAATAATAAATGATAAAGAAGAAGAAATAAAAAATTCTATTAATACACCTTATTATAAATCAACAGTAGTTTTATATTACAATAAAAATAAAATAAATGGTTTATTAACAAAAGCTGATAATGAAATTTATAAATTTCTTTCAAGTGATATTGCAAAAGACTTTTTAAAAAAAATAAATCAAGAAACTATTTTTAAAGTTATTGATGTACAAAATAAAAAATCTACTAGAAAACCTTCACCGCCATTTATTACATCATCATTACAACAAGAAGCATCAACAAAATTAAGATTTGGTGTTCAAAAAACAATGCAAGTTGCACAAAAATTATATGAAGAAGGTTTAATAACATATATGAGAACTGATTCAACATGTTTATCTAATGATTCAATTAATAATTGTAAAGATTATATTAAAAACAATTTTGGTGATAATTATTCAAAACCAAATCCATATAATATAAATAAACAAGGATCACAAGAAGCGCATGAAGCAATAAGACCAACAAATGTTAATTATGAAATATCTGATAACTTGGATAAAGAGTGTAAAAAACTATATGATCTAATTTTTAGAAGAACAATAGCATCACAAATGTCGCCAGCTGAATTAGATATTCAAACAATAAAAATAGATACATTAAATAAAAATAAAAGTATATTAAAAGATTTAGATTCACTTTGGATATCAACATTTGAATCAATTACTTTTGATGGATTTTTAAAAATATATAATGACAAAAATGAAGAAGATGATACAAGTGATACAAATAAAAATGAAAAAAAAATAGAATTAAAAAATGATACTACCCTACTTTTTGATTCTATAAAAATTTCAGAAGAGTACACAAAATTGCCTTTAAGATATAATGAAGCAGGACTAGTTAAATATTTAGAAAAGAATGGTATTGGTAGACCATCCACATATGCATCTATAATTAATAAAGTTATTGAAAGGAAATATGTTGAAGTAAAAGATATTGAAGGAATTAAAAAAGAATCAAAAAATATTGATCTAGATAAAAAGTATAAAATAAAAGAAACAATAAAAGAAGTATTATTAGGAAAAGAAAATAAAAAAATAGTACCAACTAATCTGGGATTAAGTGTTAATAATTTTATGATAACAAATTTTTCACCAATAATTCAAGTTGAATTTACTGTTGAATTTGAAAAATATTTAGATATGATTGCAGATGGTAAAGCAAAATGGTTTAATATTCTAGATAAATTTTATAAAATGTTTAATCCAATTGTTGTTGAATTATCAAACAAAATTATAAAAGATAAAGAAGATAAATTTTTTATGAAACATCCATCATTAGATGTTGATATATTTATTGGAACAGGAAAATATGGACCTTATGTAAAATTTTTAGATGAAGATGAAAAAATTAAATATGTTTCAATACCAGAATTAGAAATATCAGAAGAAGAAATTGTGGAATTAATTAAATATCCAAAATATATTGGAAAATATGATAAAAAAAAAGTATATATTCATTTGGGAAAGTTTGGATATTATATTAAATGTGGAGACAAAAATATATCATTCAATCAAGATGATTTAGAAAAAGTAGATATTGATTATTGTAAAAATTTAATGGAATCAGGAGATAAATATGCATTAAAAACATTTAGAATTGAAAATACAACAATAAATGTAAAGGATGGTCAATATGGACCATATTTACAATTATTAAATTCAAAAAATAAAGTACTAAAAAATATTTCAATACCAAAAAATATCGATGTAAAAGAAATTACTGTTAAAGATATAATGAAATTAATTGATAAAATTTAATTTAATATAAAAATATCTAAATTATATTATATATGAACGCTCAATATCAAACTGATAATACTGAAAATGACGTTATTAATGTTGTTCCACAGAAACCACAATATTCTTCACTATATTTTATTACACATTTAATTTTATCTTTCTTTGCAATTTATCTTTCATGGAAATGCGGTGGATCTAAATTTGATGCAATGCAATTTATAGCTGCATTATGCTGTCCTCACTTATTTATTATTTGGGCTTTAGCTGTACATGGAGGTTGTGGTATCTTTGAATGTGCAAATAATATGAGCACAAAATACATTTAATAAAATATTGATTATAAATCAATATCTGAAGATACTATAATAATACTTTTTAAAATATCTAAAATATCATTAGTGTATCTTATATTTTTTATTTCATCAAAAAACTCTTTATATTCATCTTTACTAACTGTAATTTGATTAATTTTTTTATTTGAATAGTTTTCAAGTAAAATTAAAAATTTAGATATTGTATTATTTTTTTGTAATCCATTTAATCTCTTTAAATGAGAAATAAAATTTAATACTTTCTCATTATTAAATGATTCTAAACTACTTTGTATTATTAATTCTTCTAAACTACTTTGTATTATTAATTCTTCATTCATTTTTTCTGTTTCTTCAAACTCTTCTAAACTTTTTATTAATATCATATCTATTTCATCAGTTGTTTCTTCATAATCTTTTAAACTTTCTTCAATAGCTTTATCAATATCATCTTGTGGTATTAATCTATCTGTATAGGTTGGGATAGGTTCTCTAATATCTTCATCATAATCCATAATAAATTTAAATTATATTTAATATTATATGAATTCAATTTTTATACAATTTTATTAATAAAACCATTTTGTTTTTCTAATGTATTATTGATATAATCATAAAAAGATTTAATTCTAGGATTTTTTGTTTTAGTAGATTTGCTAATTTGTATTATAGAAGAATTTTTTTCTTTAATATCTTTTAATAAATTTTTATCATTAACAAACATTTGGTTTCTATACAAATAAATATATAAAACTAATAAAAAAATGTAGATTATATAATCTTTTTTACTACTTGTTTTATGTAAAATATCAAAAGAATATACTTGTGATATAACCAATAAAAGACCAAAAATTATTGATAAATATATTTTATTCATATTTATTGTAATATCTTTATACGAATTTGAAATTAACAAAGGTAAAATAAACATATTAACTATAAAAGTAAATATAAACATGTAAAAAATATTATGTGTTAAATACATTATATATATATATTAGATTTTTTTTAAATTTAATAAATTTATTTTTTACCTCCAAAATATGGTTTACCATGCCCTTCTTTTATCATAATGTTATTTATTGAATCATTATCAACATTATTATACACATTTACTAAAATACGACCATATTTATCAAAATCAAAACATTCTATTTTGATTAGCCCAGTTGGTGATTTATTAATTAATTCTAAAAATCTTTCTTTAGCTTTATGAGCTAATTTTATTTCTTCCTCTCTATTTTCTTTATTAAGTAATGGCTTCATTTCAGGACTATCATAACCACAACATCTACACTTATATTTTATAATTTCACCATTATAGATAAATATAACTGTTAAAGTATCTCCATCATAAACAGAACAACATTTGGCATCCAAAATCTTATTCTTAAAACTAAAATATGGAATAATATCATGATTAGTTTTCTTTAAAATATTATTTATATCACTATTTAATTTTTCATTTAAATTATTTGGTATACAAAACTTATTACCCATACCAAATAAATTATTATTTTAATATATGTATTTCAATTTTTTTATATGTATATATAATGATTATAATAATTTTGATAGTTATATTATTATTTCTAATTTTTTCAAAGGAAGAAAAATTTCAAACTGATAATTTTGTACCAGATTTTATGTCAATTTATGAAAAAAAACTAGGTAGATTTAAAAATAGTGATACAACAAAAAAAATACTTTTACTTGGATCAACTTCACAAAAAAAATTAGATTTCTTTACTAATTATTTTAATGATTCAATAATCTATGTTTATAATGAAGATAATATTGTATATAAAAATATTAATGAAAGTATAATAAAAAATGAGGATTATCCATTTATGATAGAAGAAGCTGATAAATTAAAAAGATCAAATAAAACATTTGATATAATTCTAACACAAGGTCAAATATCTATTGATAACTTTATGTTTATAGCTAAAAATTATATTAATTTACTTGAAAAAGATGGTATAATAATTTTTGAAAATATACAAACATTAGATAATATTGGTAAAATTATTGATTCAATACCATTAGATATTAAAAATAAAATTGAAATTCACGATTTAAGAAGAATAAATGGTAAATATGATAATATATGTATTATTATGGATAAACATATTTAATAAAAAATAATTTATAAATGATTATAATGGATATTATTTTTTATATTATATTATTTGTTATTTTGTATTGTGTATATAGAATATTTATATGTGAAAAATTCACAAAAAATATTTATTTAAGTAAAAGTGAATTAGAAAAAACATTAATAAATAATAAAGATAAATATTATGAAACATTTAATGATAATGATTTAAGAGTAAGAAATATTGAAGACATAAGTAATTATCATGAAATAATAAAATCATGTTGTATCAATATTTCAAATAATATAGAGAAAATATTAGATGAATTAACACAACTTGCAGATAATAAAATAAAAAAAATAAAAATAAAAGGTTTTGATGGCATTAAAGCCTCAAATTTACAATGGATTATTGGTATTGTATCTGGTAAAAAATATGAATATGGACTGCCACATACAAGAAATATGACAATTATAATACCTGAACATATTTTAGATAATAAAGATATATTATTACGTGTATTAATACATGAAAAAATACATATATATCAAAAAATTTATCCTGAAGATATTAAGATTTGGTTAAATAATAATGGATTTAAAAAATATAGACTAAGAACAAAAAATGATAATGTAAGAGCAAACCCTGATATTGATAATTTTATTTATAAAAATAAAAACAATAGTTTGATAATGTCAAAATATAATGAGTTGCCATTATCAATTAATGATGTTAAATATTATCCATTAAATGATTATAGATATGAACATCCATTTGAATCAATGGCGTATACATTAGAAGATATGATTAATAAATAAATGATGTTTTATTAAATTTTTTAAGTTTATCATAAATAATTTCTTTTAAATATTTTAAAAAAAATTATTTATTTAAAAAAATATTTTTATTAATGTCTTAATGGAAACCGAGACGTATGCTTTTTCTGCCGATATCAATCAATTGTTATCATTGATAATCAACACAATTTATTCAAACAAAGAAGTATTTTTAAGAGAACTAATATCTAATAGTTCTGATGCATTAAACAAAATTAGATACCAAAGTTTAACTGAACCAACATGCTTAGACACAAATCCAAATTTAGAAATAAATATTTTATTTGATCATGATAAAAAAGTCTTGACAATCATGGATTCAGGTATTGGTATGACTAAAGATGAATTAATTAATAATCTAGGAACTATTGCAAGTTCAGGTACAAAAAAATTCATTGAAAATTTAACATCAAAAGATGTTTCATTAATTGGTCAATTTGGTGTTGGATTTTATGCTGCTTATTTAGTAGCTGATAGAGTTAGTGTTGTATCTAAAAATAATAGTGATGAACAATATATTTGGGAATCTGAAGGTAACGGAACTTTTACTATTAGTAAAGATGAATCTTCAGAAAAATTATTAAGAGGAACAAAAATTATGTTACATATGAAAGATGATATGCAAGACTATTTAGAAGAATCAAGAATTAGAGACTTGGTTAAAAAACATAGTAATTTTATTGATTTCCCAATTAATATTCAAGCACAAAAAACGAGAGAGTATGAAGTAGAAACAGAAGAAAAAGATGAAAATGGGGATCTTAAAAAAGATGAAAATGGTGAAATTAAAAAAGAAACTAAATCTGAATCATATACTGAAATGGAACAACTTAATAAAACTAAACCATTATGGACCAGAAATCCAAAAGAAATAACTGAAGAAGAATATTCTGAATTTTATAAATCATTAACAGGAGATTATGATACATATCTCGATCATTTACATTTTTCTGTTGAAGGTCAAGTAGATTTTAAAGCTTTATTATTTATTCCTAAAAGAGCTCCATATGATCTTTTTGATGGTCAAACAAAAAGAAAAAGTGAACTTAAACTTTATGTTAAGAAAGTATTTATTACAGATGATTTTGAAGATCTAATCCCAGAATACTTAAAATTTGTTAAAGGTGTTATTGAAACTGATGATGTTCCACTAAATATTAGTAGAGAAATGTTACAACAAAATAAAATTATGAAAATTATTGGTAAAAACATTGTTAAGAAAGTATTAGAAATGTTTTCATCTGTAAGTGATGATTCTGAAAAATTTAGAATCTTTTATGAACAATATAGTAAGCATATTAAATTAGGTGTTCATGAAGACACTACAAATAGAAATAAATTAGCAAGTTTACTAAGATATGAAACTTCAAGAAGTGATGGTGATTTAATTTCTCTTGATGAATATATTGAAAATATGAAAGAAGGACAAACTAATATTTATTATATGACTAGTGATTCAGTAAAATCAATTCAAAATAGTCCTTTCTTAGATTATTTTAAATCTAAGGAATATGAAGTATTATATTTAGTAGATCCTTTAGATGAATATATTACTCAACAACTTAGAGATTACAAAGAAAAGAAACTCTTATGTATTACTAAAGAAAATGTTGATTTAAATGCAAATGATGCTGAAAAAGAAGAACATGAAAAAAATAATACAGAATTCAAAGGAGTATGTGATTATATCAAATCAGTATTAAATGATGAAGTAGAAAAAGTTGTTGTTTCTAATAGATTAGAAAAATATCCATTTTTATTATCAACAAGTGAATTCGGATGGACAGCTAATATGCAAAGAATTGCTAAAGCACAAACTTTTGGAAAACAAGATATGATGCAATTTATGATGGGTAAAAAGATTTTAGAAATTAGCCCTAAGCATGAAATTGTTCAAAAAATGAAATCTAGATTAGAACTAAATAGTGAATCCGATATGAAAGATCTTGTTAGATTACTATATGATCTTGCCTTACAATCATCTGGATTTAATATTGAAAATTCTACTGATTTTATTAGTCGTGTATTAAAATTAGTTAATCATGATTTAAATAATATTAGTGAAAAAAATACAGATATTAGTGAGAAAAATATTGATATTACTATTTAAAAAAAAAAAAATATAATATAATATAATTTAATGAAAATTTGTAATTTTGATTTAATTATACTTGTTATTGTAATGTTTTTTGTTGTTTTCGCATATGATCAAATAAAAAATTTAATAAATAATTAAGAAAACTTTCAATCAACAACAACTGGTTATCAAGCTGATATTGAAGCCATAAGAAATTTATCTAGTATTGCTACACAATTAACTACTAATAATAAGTTAACTATACCTTGTTCATTAATAATCACTAATAAATTAGCAACTAATAATTTAGATCCTTATAATATGCCTGATGGTTGGGGAGGTGGAATTAGAACATTCGATATATATGGTAGTGGTACAATTGGTTGTGGAATTGATGGTAAACAATTAAATGCATATTTAAATAGAGATGGTGATGGTTATTTTAGGAAATCATTAACAGCATATAATTGTAGATTAGGAGGTGGTGTTGGGGCTTATATGGTTGATGGTAATAGTGGTTCAAATTTATTTGCTATATTATGTTCTATTAAAAATACTAACTGGTTTGGTATTGGAGATAGAGATGATAATTATTTTGTATTACCTGGTTATAGAATTCAACTTTTTACAGGATTTGATTATACTAATGATAATAATGAAAATGGTAATAACCCATTTAATGATTTTGATAATACAAATGGTTCGCAAACAATTTATAAAGCAATGCAGACTAAGATAAATAATACATCATCCTTAAAATTATTTTTCTTAGGCACTGAGGTAAAAATAGATGGTGTTTCATAATTTTAATTTACTATAAAATTTTTTGTTTTTTTCAATATGATTAAATAAATACTAGTTATCAATTATTGCAACCAAAATTACAACAATAGTAAATACAACTAAATATTATAAACTAATTAAATTTAAATACTTCATCTATCCTATTCCTTTCTTTTTCTTCTTCAGTTAATTCATTTTTATATTTATTATAAACATAACCTACTAATTTATTTTCCATATTTGGTAACCATGGTATTCCTTCAAAATATTTATGTTTGTACATAAAATCAACATAAAAATCGACTGGGTACAAATGAGATATAGAAGATTTTGGATTTGTTGTTAATTTTGCTAATGATTTAGGTAATAAAAAATTCATTTGTTGTGGTAAAATTATTAGTAATTGTTCTAATGGTGTAATTGGATTTCCTTTTTTAAATTTAATTTGATTCATATCAATCATATATTTATTAATATCTGATAAAAAAGGTGGATAATCATATGGATAATGCCAATTCCAATCAGGTATTTCTTGAAAATAATAATATGTTGCCCATCTAATACCAATTAAATAATGTTCTACCATTTTTTTTACAAAATCTTCTAATTCATCAACCGTTACACCATAATAATAATTATAATAATTAAATCTATAATTATTATCAACACCAATTCCGACATGATCTGTAACTTTAAAAAGTACATTATCTATTTTTTCAAGTTCTTTTTTATAATCATCATTATTTGTATAGTGGTGATATCTCTTTTTATTATAATTTTTAGTTAAAATTGCATCTTCATTTAATGCTAATTTACCTATAAATATTTCTAAAAATATTTGATTTATTTTTTTTCTATCTTCTGATAATAAATATTTTTCATCATTTATTATAATTTCTTTAAATGTTTCCATATATATTTTTATTAATGTTTCAATTCCTTTTTGACCAATATCTAAAGCATGTAAATGTGGTAAAAAATCATTTCCTAAAAAATAACATAAAAATATAAAATCATTAATAACTCTATCTTTATTTAAACTTATATTTTCAATTTCCGACTCAAATGAATTATGAATACAATCTCTCATTATTTTTATTGAGACATAATTTAATTTATCATCCTTTGATCCATCAAAATGTTGAGCTTCACGTAATAAATACACATTATCTAGTTTAGTAACTAACATTAAAAATATTAAATCAGCATCAAGACCATAGGTAACATAAGAATATGGTTTTTTATTTTTTTTTATAAAATCTAATAATTTATGTTCACCTTCACCAGGTGTATTAGCACTTGAATATATAATTCTAATTGATTGTTTTTTACACCAATCAATTAACTTTATATGAAGTTTTTGCATAAATTTTGTACCTGGACTTATTGCGCTATTGCTCCAAAAATAAGTATGTGGAATATTGTATTTATCTTTTATTTTATCATAGAATTCTTTATCATGATAAGATCTAAATCTTCGTTGTCTTTGTTGTTTCATTTTTGCTGCACATACTGGTCCATCAATAGCTATGTAAACACCTTTCTTTGGATCAACATATTTAATTATTTTATCAATATATTCAATAACTGCATTTATCATTTTATTTTCTAAACTTTTAAAATTTATATTTGTTTTTTCACTTTCTTCTGCTAATATTTTAAAACATATTGGATGTATTAAACAATTTGTATCAATTAAAAACCAATCAATTTTCTTTACTATTTCATCATCTGTTGATTCTTTTGAAAATATAAATTGTTTTTGTTTATAATTTCTCATCAACCATGCAAAAAATTTTGGTACTCCCATAAAATATATGATTATTACACTTTAAATGTTGATAATTCATTTTTTATTAAAATTTTATGTTTTTTAATTTATTAAATAAAAATAATAAAAGAATAACATGCGATGTATATAGATTTAAACTATTTTTACTTAAATAAGACAATAATTTATTTTCAGGTACATTTATTTTTTCAATATTATAGTTTTCAATAAAATACATTCCAAAAATAAATAATGGTAACCATTTAAATAAAGGAAACCAATCCATCATATTATATTTTAATGATGCTCCTGTTATTGTATCAATAAAGTTATTTATCTTTGGTGGTTCAATAAATGAAAATAATAAAATAAGAATAATATACAATTTTGGATAAGGAACAATAAATGAACCTAAAATACTTGCAAGACCAATAAAATGCAATATACCAAATCTTATGTAAAATTCAGGATATAAAATATATGTTGTGATTGATATAATAATTGCATGAAATAATATTTCAATATTTCTTTTAAATTTATTTTTCATAAATGATTCTTTATTTTTTTTATAATTTAATACTAATGAACAACCTGCTAAAAATATAAATAATGTTCTTGCTATTGTACCCGATAAATCTATAAAAATATTTTTAGAATATTCCGTTTCATAATATGTTGATACATCATAAAAATAAAATATATGTTGAATAATCATAAATATAAATGCTAATCCTCTTAAATTATCAATTATTGCTATTCGTGTCATTATATCTAATTAGAATAAAATTTTTATTACATAAATCAAATATTAAATAATTAATTTGTTAGTATAATTTTCTGAAAATATAAAAATAATATATAAAAATAAATTAATAGTTTAAGATAAAAAAATATATAATAGAATAATTAATGGATAGTAAAAAATATAATTTTATTAAAGATAGAATATCACATATTTCTGAACTTGTTAATAAATCCCATGTTGATTCAATTATTGATTATGAAAATAATGATAAATCATTAGAAAATTATTTTAAATCGGAAGATATACGTGAATTGATGCCAAAAAAATTTATTGATTTTAATGATGCAATAAGTAATTTAGGAGGAAAATTATTATACATAAAAAGTGGTTCAACAGGACATACATTTAAAGGTGTGTATCCACCTAACGAAAAAGATAAACAATCATATGCAGTAAAAATTGTTGCATATCCAAAAAAAGAAAACTATGGTGATATGTATAATATAAAAAGACCTGAAAATGCAGAATTACTAATGATAAAATTATTATCACAATTTGTCGTTAAAAAACAAACTCCACATATTGTTTTACCAATAACAACATTTAACACAAGTATTAGACCATTTTTAAGTTTATCTAAAAAAGATATTGTAAATAATAAAAGGTATGATCAATTTCTAAAAAAATATAAAGAAGGTGAATATTATCAAAATGTTTCAGTTTTAATATCTGAATGGGCAAACTCTGGGGATTTATTAGATTTTATAAGAAAAAATTATAAAGAATTTAAAATTAAACATTGGAGATCAATATTTTTCCAGTTATTATCAGTTTTAGCAATTATACAAGCAAAATATCCTTCCTTTAGACATAATGATTTAAAAATGAATAATATATTAGTAAATGAAATAGCAATTTCTCCAACTGATAATAAATATTTTTATAAAATAAATAACCAAGTATATCATGTCCCAAATATTGGTTTTCAAATAAAATTATGGGATTTTGATTTTGCATGTATACCAGGAATTGTTGATAATAGTAAAGTTGATGCAGATTGGACAAATAAAATTAATGTTAAACCTGAAAAAAATAGATATTATGATATCCATTACTTTTTTAATACTTTTGTTAAAAAAGGTTTTTTCCCAGAGTTTTGGACTGAAGATTGTATTCCTGAAAAAGTAAAAGAATTTGTTAATAGAATAGTTCCAGAAAAATATCAAGATGGTGAACTAATATCTGATAGAGGAAGATTATTAGTTAATGATGAATATTTAACACCTGACGAAATTTTAAAGAATGATGTATTCTTTAAAGCTTGGAGGATAGATTAATAATATTTGGAGGATAGATTAATAACATTTGGAGGATAGATTAATAACATTTGGAGGATTAATTAATAACATTTGGAAGATAGATTAATCTGAAGCTAAATTATTTGGTGGAGGAATTATCATAAATGGGGGTGTATTATTTGAACTATTTGTTGGTTCATGTGGTATTTTAAATTCTAAAATATTATCTAACATATTATTCATAGTTTCTTCATTATTTGATGGTTCAATTGAAGCATTATAATTATTAGTTTTAAATTGCTTAGAAAAATCTATCATTGGCATAGACATGTTTATGATATTTTTATCTTTATTATTTAATAATTCATTGTAATTTTCATTATAACTATTTAATATTTCATCATAATTTGGTATTTCAATATTATCAACATCAATATTATAGTTTGAATCAAACTTTAAATTTAAATTGACAGGATTATCATAATAACTAGGTTGTGAATAATTATTACATTTTTCAGGAATTTTTTGTGATTCTATAAGAGAATTATCAAATATTACCTTATTTGTTACATCATTTGTAATATCAAAATTTACTTTTTTAGCATTAATATCTGATTCATTACTATTTACATTAATTCTTATTTTTTTGAAAACAATATAAGATGCATTTTTGACAACATCGTTTCTTATATCAATTGATAAGAATACTTTTAGTTGACCAATATTATTATCACAATTAACTGTAAATGAAAAGGGATTAACTTCTTTTCCACTTAAATTAGTATAATACGAAACAGGACCTTCAATATTTAATTCAGTAAATTTAAAACTTCCTGAATTTAATTTATTGAATATTATTGTTTTAATTTTTTCTAATTCAATTTCAGAAAAATTCTTTTGTTCAGAATCACTAACAGTTAAAAAATAATCATCAGTATCTGTTGTAACTATTTTTTCCATAAATGCATAAAGATTTTTTAATAATTTAACATCTAGTTTTGGATTTTTTTCAATCATTTTTTGAATAAACATATTTTGATGATATGAAACAAAAGAAGGAGCTTTATCTTGAAATTCTGATAAACCTTTAAATGTTACAATACCAAAATCTTCATTATAATTAAATATTTGTTTAATAAATCTATTAATTTTAAAAATTAAAAAATTTAAATATTTTTTTAAAACAAATAATACTGAATCTGGATTTGGTGATATGTATTTTAAAACAATTAAAATTATTAAAAATATAAATATATTAAAACATAAATTTTGATTCATTTAGTTAAATTATATATAGTTAGAATATAATTTATGACCCTTCGTAACCATCAAATGCTTCGGCTGTTCCATCTATATCATCGTCAACTTCATAATCATCTACATCAAATGCCTCTTTTTCTTCACGTAAATCTTCGTTTTGTTCTTTTACTTTTTCTTCATCAATTTCTTGTATATTAACTAATTCTTGATACATACCAACAAATTTAACTTGATCATCAATATATGGTAATTCATTCAATAATATGTAATCATATTTTCTTACTTCAATATTTGTATAATCAATATTTGTATTTTTATTTAAAGCTTTAAATAACTTAACGATCATATGAGATAATTCTGATTCTATTGCAGGTTGTTTATTATAGTCTAATAATCTATTTAAATTCATAATTATATAATAAATTAATTTACTGTCTGTATTATAAATATTATTTAAAAATTTACAGTCAATATAACTTTCATTCAATAAATCAATATCAATATCAATTTTTATATTTTTTAAATTTACATTATTAATTATATATGTTGAATGTTTAAAAACTGAATTATGACCTTCTTTATCTTTTAAATTAAATTCTCTTAATTTTTTTGTAAATTCTTGTATTATTTCTTTTTCATTTTTATTATAAAATCTTGAGTTTATAGGTGTGTTATTTTTAACTGAATAAATCATTGATTCAAACTTATTTATAAATTGTTTAATATTAACTATTCTATTTCTCAATATTTTATTAATTAATTCTTTATTTAATTCTGGACTTAATTCATAATGATTTATATTACTATATTCATTTTCTAACCCAAGTGTTAATAAAATATCTAAAATAGATAATTCTTTAAGTATTGATGCATTATTTTTATTTTTTTTTATAGTTTTTCCATCTTCTGAATAACCCAAATATTGTAATGTTACTAAATCATAATAAACATAAACATTATGTGATTTATCTTTATAAAATAAAACATCTTTATTTAAACCTGAAAAATTCTTTTTAATTTGTAAGATATCATCTTTAGATGAAATTTGAATAATATTTTTACTTTCATTACCTAAATAATCATGATTTATTGTGTAAATAGTATCTTTTAAAAAAATATTTTTATTACCAACTTTTATCTTTGGTCCTAAAACTTTTATTAATCGTTCGACAAAATCTGTTAGATAATTTACATATTGATTAGTTTTATATTTATCTATTATGTCTGTATTAAATCTTTTATTAAATTTTTTAATAATTTCATAACTTATCTTTTCATCTTCTATTTCTTGTTTTTTGTACTCTCTAATTTTTTCAAGTGCTTTTTTAATATCATCATTTTCTTTTTTGTGTAAATTTTTATATAATGTTTTTAATTCATCTGATGAATATTTATGATCATATGGATTAATATTACATAAATCACAAAGTAATGTAGTTTGATTTATTTGATGTAATTCACCAGTAATACAATATTTCTTACTTAAATTTTTCAATTGATTAATTTTAATTTTATTTATATATTCTGATGATTCATCTTTTTTTATTCTTTCTTTGTCGTTTAGTAGTTCATTATAATTACTATTACATAATTCACAAATAATTAAATCACCTTTTAAAGTCCATTTATGAAATCTACCATCTTCACAATTAGTTAAAAAACTAAATTTTGATGAATCTTTTAAATATCTTATTTTATCATTTTTAAATATTGTATTAAGACAATACTCTATTGGTTTAATATCATTTATAAATTTTTCTTCTACAGATAAAGGTATATATTCAATTTTATTTTTAATTATTGATATTTTTTTTGTTGTTTCATCATATTTAATATTTTTTGAACTCTTTTTTTCTATTCTTGATAATATTTCTTTATCATTAAATGTATGATTTATTTTTAACATAAATCTTGTTGTTATTATTTCATATAAAAAATTTTTACCTTCTATCATATTTGCTTCTATTATTGAATTAATTAAATCAATAACTGTATGTATTATGCTTTTTTGAATAATACCCATATTAGTTGTAGAATCATCTTTAAATAACCATAATTTATTATTAGCAAAAACACAACTAAAATAATATAATGCATAACAGAATAAAGGTATTTTAATAATTTGTGTTTTTTCTTTTTGGTTTAATCTTAAAAATAAACCATCAAATAATTGTTGTCCAACTTTTGAATAAAAAAAGTAATTACAACTTCTATCATCTTTTAAATTTATTAATTGTCCAGCATTGATTTCAGTTAAAAATAAAAAAATCATATAAGCCATAATATTATTATATTTGATTGTTTTATAGTAATCAGTATCTGTAGATGATATTAAAAATATTTCATCTTTTAATTCAAAGAAAAATAAATTAGTTAAATTTTTGTTTATGTTATATTTTTCTGATGCTAATTCTATTCTATTTTTTGGTTGTGTTTTAATAAATTCAGTATGTATTTGTATTATATCAATAATATCTTTTACTAATGTTTTTCTGTGTAATTTATTTGTTGGAGTATTACCCAAATAATAACTTAAATCACATAAATAAGCTATTTTTTCTATATTTTTATTCAAGTTATTTATTGTTCTTAATAAAGTTTTGTATTTTGGTAATTCTTCTAATTTTTGATTAACTGCTAACGATGTAGTCATAAATGTATCTGTTTCTTTATTATATGTTCCCTCATACACATATTTTTTTAATTGTAATAATTCGTTACAACTTTTACAAATAAAATCACCTTGTTGATTTTGTTTAACATATTTTTTAACAAAATCAAAAACAAGTTGATTAAAATTTTCACCTTTTTGTTTTTTTATATTTGACCATTTAATATAATGATTACATATTGGTATATTTTTATTTTCTTCATTAATTATAGGTTGTTCTTCTTTTTTATTTTTATCAATAATTATTATATTTTTATCTGATTGCTTAATTTCAACAGAAGGAAGTTTAATAATTTTTTTTCTTATTCCTGGAATAATATTATCAGTTTCATCTTCTGTAACTTCTATTTCTTTTATTTTATTTGTTAATATATAAAATAATATTTCATTTTTAATTTCCGGATTTAATTCAAAATTATAATATTTTAAACTATAAATTTTAAATAATTTATCCAAGTTCCAAAAATCAAAATTTTCATGTTTGTTAATATAATTTTCTAATTTGGTTTTTACTATATTTGTATATTTATTGTAAATTTCATATAATAATAAATTTATGTTTTTTTGTGAATCATTTACACTAAAATCAACGTATTCTTTTGTTTTTTTTGGTATATCTTTTGAGTTATTAAATAACCAATAATATAATTCATGTTTAGGTTTGTGTGTAATTGTTTTATTTATTGCTCTTGAAAATGCAGTATACCCATTATCTGATTCATATTTTTTTCTTACATCTATCATATCTTTAATTTTAAAACATTCAAGAGGTTTTGTATTTTTTGACTTTACAAAATTAATTCTAGATGGATTCCATGCAATACCTATTACATTTAAGTCTAAATTTTTATGTCCTACTCTTACTTCTATATCATTTGTTTTTTTATATGTTTTTAAATTTACATATCTTATTGATTCAATTGTATTTGGTGTTCTAACTTTAATATAATCATTTGACACATGTTTAAAATTTAAATATGCATATTTTCTTATTTCTTCTAAATCTATTAAATTATCATTATCATTTTGATTATCTGAATAATTTAATTTTTGTATTATTTTTAATTCTTCATCATCATTATATAAAACAACTAATCTATCTTCCATATTTTTATAAAAATTTTCTTTTATTTCTAATTTTAGTTTTGCATTTTTTTCAACTAATGGTGAATAATAATTTTTTATATTATTTATTTTATTAATTACATATTTTACTTTTGTGTCTTCTCTCGTTTTACTTTCGGTTTCATATTTTTCAGTATTTTTATGATATCTTAAAAAATCTTCAGATATTGGAATAACAATTTTATTAGAAAATAAAAAATTTATATAATCTTTATATTCTTTAATTATTATTTCTTCGGTTTCCTTTATTTCTGATAAATAATTATAAATTTCTTCAGCTAAACCTCTTCTATTTTGTGTTAATGATAAAAATTTTTGTATTACACTAAAATCAACTATTTTATTTTTATTTGATGTTACAATTTCTATATATTTATATTCAGCATCTTTTTCCTCTACTTCTTTTAAAATATTATTTATTTCTATTTTTTCTTCTTTTAAATAAATTTGTTTAAAAATAAAAGTTTTTATAATTGAATGAAAGTTGTCTTTTATGAAAAAATTTTCAATTATGTAATCTTCACCAAGTTCATTAAATAATTCTATTGTTTTACTATATTTTATTGGATTATTTTTTAATATGATTTTAATTTTTTCTATGGTTTTGTACTCCATTAATGATAAAATATTTTTAATATCACTAAAATATGTAATAATTTTTGCATTATTTTCACTATTATAAAAATTATTTATTTGAAAAACAGAATCTTTTTGACTTTTACTACTTTCTAACATATTTGTTATAAATAAATCTCTACCTCCTGAATAATAATAACCTATTCCTAAATAAACATAAAATGCACAATATCTTTTAAAAACATTTAAAATATTTGATATGTATGTTTTATTTACAATTAGTTTTATTATTTCTTTTTGATCAATTGTAATAATAAATTTTTTTAATAATTCCATAATATTTACTTGAAAACGTACAAAATTTGTATCTTTTTTTATTTTTTCAAAAAATTTTTCATTTAATAAAAATTTATAGAAATTATCTATCACTTTATCAAATAAATCATCTATTTTATTAATATACATTGTTTATTATAATATAGGATATAAAATTAAATATATAAAAATTAAGTATTTAATTTCTATATTATAATATATAATGTCTAGTTTATTATTTAAAAACGATATACATAATATTTTACCACATACTACTACAGAAAATAATGGTAATATATTAAATAATATTAAAATTAATAATCTAAATGAAGATAATAGTATTAGTGCAACATCATCAGCATTTATGAATAATATTAATTTAAATACTGCTACATCTTCTGTTAATTTATCACAAATGAATGGTGGCAATTATATAAATTCTGCTACATCTGATTTAAAATCTGATATTAACAATCTTGTATCTATGTTAACTTCTGAATCAAATAATAATAACAAAAACATATCAATCCCATCTCTTGAAAATAAATTAAGAAAGATGTTAAATCAAGACGGTGGTAACTTTTCTGATGAAATGAATACTGAAGAACTTGAAAATAGAATTTATGAAATTGTTAAAAATAATAAACAACAAGGTGGTTTTGATACTTCTAATGTTGTTAAAATTGGACTTGCTGCTACAGGCGCTTATTTAGCTTATAATTTGTTGAAACCTACTGAAACTGAAACTGAAGTTAATGTTCAAAAATTATTAAATATTCAACCAGCTCTTGTACAACAACAAGTTCCTATTCAACAACAATTCCCTATTCAACAACCAGTTCCTATTCAACAACAATTCCCTATTCAACAACAAGTTCCTCTTCAACAACAAGTTCCTATTCAACAACAAGTTCCTATTCAACAACAATATACTACAGCTTTACCTAAATTTGCAACTCCTCAAGTTGAATTACCTGGTATAAAAGATATTAAATCTTTACCTAAAATATCTGAAACTTCACCAATGATGTCTATTACTTCTTCTAAATTATCAGCAACTTCACCAATGATGTCCGAAACTTCTGCTTCTGAAAATATCTTTTTAAAACCACAAACACTCAATAAACAACAACCAATGATAACTACAACTGATGTTTCACTATCCCCAACTAGTAGTTATATGCCAATGGATTCAAGACTTAAACAATTAAATCAAGTCCAACAAGGTGGCAATGCTAATGATTTAGTAGGTGGAAATAACCCTGCATTAATTGCTTTTAGAACAATTGTAAAAAATGTTGTTTCTAAACTTGATATTAAATATAATAAAGCTTTAAAAGTTGCTGCTAAAATTCAAGCTGATGTTAAATCGGCTGATCCTAAAATCTCACATGAAAAATTAGCCGATGCAGCTGATAAACAACTAGAAAAAAATATGAAAGAATATAAAGATTTTGCCAAAACACTTTAAATAATTTATAATAACTTTATTAGTTTATATAAATATTTAATAATTAGAATATGCATAATACTGTAAATTATCTTCTAACATAGCATATGGATCATTATTTTTTTCAATTGGTTGAATTTTTGGTTCTGTTTTTATTCTTCTTGGATGTTTTATTTGAATTGTATCATCAACAACTAAATTATTATTGAAATTTTGATATCCAGATGGTTGTTCATTAGGTTGAACAACTGATTTTACAACTGATTGAATAACTGGTTGAACTACTGGTTGAATAACTGGTTGAACTACTGGTTGAACTACTGGTTGAATAACTGGTTGAACTACTGGTTGAATAACTGGTTGAACTACTGGTTGAATAACTGGTTGAACTACTGGTTGACTTACTTGTTGAATAACTGGTTGACTTACTGATTGAATAACTGGTTGACTTACTTGTTGAATAACTGGTTGACTTATTTGTTGAATAACTGGTTGACTTACTTGTTGAATAACTGGTTGACTTACTGGTTGAACAACTGGTTGACTAACTGGTTGACTAACTGGTTGACTAACTGGTTGACTAACTGGTTGACTTACTTGTTGAATAACTGGTTGACTACTAAAAGTTGTACTTATAATTTCTTTTACAAAAGATTTATCTAAATTAGGATTAGAATTTATTACTGCTGAAAGTAAACTATCTAAATTAATTGTTGGATCTGATTCTTTAACATTATTTAAAAAATCTCTCAATTTTAAATAAGGATCTTCTTCAGATGACATAATAACAGTTTGTGTAATAATATTTTTTGGTTCTGACATATTATTACTAGATGTATCAGTTATATTATTAGTAGTATTTATCATATTAACAATACTAGATGTATCAGACATATTATTACTAGATGTATCAGACATATTATTACTGGATGCAGCAGACATATTATTACTGGATGTAATAGACATACTATTACTTAATTCATCAATTATATTTACTGGGGGATTTAATGATGCTGAAAAATCAATACTATAATTATTATTTAGTTGTATTTGATCTTGTACTTGATTTTCTTTAAATAAATCTTTTGTGGCATCTATAACTTTTTGATTTTCTTTTAATAAATCTTTTGTTGCATCTATAACTTTATTAGTTATTTTATGAACAGAAAGTGTTTGTAATGTAGTCATAACTGCGATAGAAGCAATAATAGCACTAACTAAATCACAAGTTGCCAAATATGCTATACCAGTAAATAATAGAAATTTAACAATCATATTATCAATAATTTCTAAATAACTAGCAGGTAATTTGGGAGCTACTAAACTAGCAAATAAAACCAAAGAAATTACAATTAATGATTTAATTATAGATGAATCTTTATCATTTTCTTTAAATAATTCTGAAATATTTGTTTGCATATATAATATTAACATAGAAAAAATATTTGATTAAATTATTTATATAAAAGTTGAAATTTAAATAGTAAATTTATATATTAATAATTTATGGATAATATCTTAACAAAAAAAGGTTATGTAATTTCAAAAAAAAAAAATAAAGATAAATTAGACGAAATTAAAAAAGACTTAACTGTTGCACCTCAAAATACTTTTAACAAAAATATAAAACCTGAATCTTTTGAAGTTTTTATAGAAGATGATGAAAATATCATTGTTCCTAAATTCTATGGAATAAAAAAATTTGGCAAACCAACAAAAGACGATGAGTTTGAAGGTCTTAAAGTAGATTTAAAATTTAAAGGAAAACTTAAAGAAAAACAAATTACAATTATGGATAAGGTAATACCTGAATTTAATAAAACAAATGGAGGTCTATTATGTTTAGGTTGTGGTGAAGGTAAATGTTTGGGAATAAATACAGAAGTTATGATGTTTGATGGAAGTATCAAATATGTTCAGAATATAGTTGTTGGTGATAAATTAATGGGAGATGATATAAATCCACGAAATGTTTTATCAATTACAAAAGGTTTTGAAAAATTATATAAAATACATGATATTAAAACTGGTGAAAAATACATTGTAAATAAATCACATATATTATCACTTAAATACACATCAAGAGAACCTATTGAATTTAATAATAATATTTATTTTTATGGAGATATTTTGGATATATCAATAACATCTTATTTAGAATATAAAAATGAATTAAAAAGTTTTTATGGTTATAGATTACCAATATTAAATTTAACAGAAAAAAAAATAAATGAAGATCCATATGAATTTGGTAAAAATATTAATAATTTATTATATATTCCAAATGAATATAAATATAATTGTTATGAATATAGAAAACGATTAGCTATTGGTATTTTAGATAGTACATTAGTAAAATCAAAAATGGGAGGAAACGTATTCTTGAAAACAATTAATTCAAAATTAATTTCTGATATAAAATATATTTTAAGATCAGTAGGATACATAGTATATAAAATAGATGAAAATATTTTAAATATTGAATTAGGTTTAAATTTAAAAGATTTTGATTATTTAACTTATAAAATTTTTGTTGAAGAGTTAGATGTTGGAAGTTATTTTGGTTTTGAACTAGATGGCAATAGAAGATTTATGTTAGGTGACTGTACAATAACTCATAATACAGTTTTATCATTATATATTGCTTCACTATATGGTGTAAAAACATTAGTAATAACACATAAATCATTTTTATTAAATCAATGGAAAAGTAGAGCAGAAGAATTTACTAATGCAGATATTGGTATTTTACAACAAAAAAAAATAGATGTTAAAGATAAACAAATTGTTATTGGTATGTTACAATCAATTGCAAAAGATAAATATGATCAAGAACTTTTTAAAGATTTTGGACTAGTTATATTTGATGAAGCACATCATGCACCTTCAAAATATTTCTCACGTGCATTGCCAATAATTAATTGTAAAAGAACATTAGCATTATCAGCAACACCGAATAGAAGCGATAAATTAGAAAAAGTGCTATATTGGTATTTTGGTGATATTTTATATAAACAACCAACTGAAAAATTAAATACAGTATTGATTAAAATGATTAAATTTGATTCACAAGATAAAAATTTTAAAGAATACAGAACAAATTATGGAAAAGATATCAATAGACCGAAAACTATAAATAAAATAACTGAAATACAATCTAGAAATAAATTAATAATTAAAATTATAAAAGAATTTATAGAAGAAGAAGGTAGAAAATTATTAGTTTTAAGTGATCGTATTGAACATCTAAATGTTTTACATGATAGTATAAATTTACTAAAAATAACAACATGCAGTTATTATATTGGTGGAATGAAACAAAAAAACTTGGATAAATCAACTGAGGCACAAGTAATTTTTGCTACATTTTCTATGGCTCAAGAAGCACTTGATATACCCGAATTAAACACATTATTAATGGTAACACCTCGTAAAGAAGTTGAACAAGCTGTTGGAAGAATAACTCGACGAAAAGATCATCCTGTACAACCAACTGTTATTGATATAATTGATCAACTACCAAGTTTTGATAGACAATCTAAACACAGAAAAAAATTCTATACTTCAAAAGATTTTACAATGAAATTATTTGAAGCAGTAGAAGATAATATAATAAATGAAATAAATTTAAATCATATTAAAGAATATAAAAAAACTGATTTAATTATTGAAGATTTAGATTTCATTGATTAAATACCTAAAAATTTTTTTATTCTAGCTATTTGATCGCCATTATATATTGCTTTACCTGTTTCTATATTAGTAATAATATCTTCTTTCAGATTCATATTTTTTGCTAAATCTTTTCTTGACATTTTTTTTGCACATCTAGCATTTATAATAAGTTGTGATATATCTTTAGAAACATACTTTATTGATTTTATTTCATCATTTTCATCAAGTTTAAAACCACTTGGTAATGAATTAGGTTTATGAATTTCTTCTTTTTTAACAATTTCTTTAGGTTGATTTTTTGCAATCTTTTTAGGATTTGACAATACAACAGTTTTCCAGTCTTGATGATTTTGCATAATTTAAATTAATAGTTGAAATAATAATTAAAATCAATTTTTTTATTATATATTTTTAATCCAATTAGTTACAATATCATAATCTTCTTTATCCTTTTCAAAATCAATAGTAATTTTATCAACATTTGAATCATTCCATCCAATTGTAAAAAGAAAAATTCCATTATTAAGTGTATGTGAAAAATAAATATAATATGTATTATTTTTAATAACTATTTCACTAATTTGTCTTGTATTAATGATTCTTTTAGTTAATTTTAAAAATGTTACCATAAAATATTAATTATATAAAAATTTTTTTTCTCAAGATAATAAATGAATGTAGTTAAATATAATCTATTAAAAAATTATGTAAATGATCCAGAAACAATGTTAGAAATTTCAAAAGAAGAATCTAACTTAATAAACCTACCAATTAGAAATATTGATATTTTAATTCATAGATGGGATCTTAATGATAATACAATATATGATATAAAAGATTTTTTAGAGCATCAAGATTATTTAATAGCAATATCAGACAATCATGAACGTGAATATTTTAATATGGGTAGTAAAATTAAACGTGGAGATTTTGATCCAATGACAGATATATTAAGAGCATGTTATTTTACTTTTTATAGTTTTTTATTATCTTGTAATCTTCAATATAATTTAACAGATATTGATATTTTTATTAGTTTAATTCTTGGAATAAAATTTGATTATCAAAATAATACACTAAAACTTCCTCAATCAGAATTTGATGCTATTAAAAATATTATTAAATTTTTTAAACAAAAACATCCAGACAAATATAATAGTACATGGTGGAATAATTTAAAAGTTGGTATTATTAATTTATATGATGAGATTTTACCAAATTGGGAATTTTGGATAAATAATCCTAATATAAGGGATTCTGAAAATTTATGGAATAGATTAAAAACACTATTAAAATTACGTTTTGCACGTGGAATATGGGAAAAACATCCATGCTATATAGGTTCTTGTGAAGATAATATGACTTTAGATAAAGTTGAAGATTTAAAACGAATAACTTATTTAGAAGAATTATTTGATAATCCAGATAATAAATCATATATTTATACACCAAATATATGTGAAAATAACTTTCATAAAAAATACTTAAAATATAAAAAAAAATATTTAAAATTAAAAATAAAATAAATTAAATATAATCAATTTTTACTTAACCTCCTCCAAATATACCGCAGCCACCTCTTGTTACTAAAACATATGCAATATAAAAATAAGGACAGCAACATGCGAATAAAACACTTAATAAATTAAATGCATTTTCATTACATTTCCATGATAAGTATAACGCAAAAAATCCTAATATAAGATGAAATATACTATAGATTGGAGATGCCATGGTTGAAATTGAAGTATTGTAAAATTCTTCAATAATTGTTTTTTTTTTATTTTCATTATTATTTTTCATATTATGTATATATAAATTTAGATATTTTTTAGTTTACATTTAATCTTATATGCATTTTAATTTAAAACTTTTTCTATGATAATTTGTATATCCATATTTTTTTATACCATCAATATGTTTTTGTGATGCATAACCCATATTTGAGTCTAAACAATATTTATCAACTAATGATGGATCATTTTTACATAATTCTAATATATGTTCATCATGATATTCTTTTGCTAAAATTGATGCAGCTGCAATTGAATAAAATTTACTATCTCCTTTTACAACAGAAGTAACTTTATATCCTGAAAATTTTTTTTCCCAACCAACACCATCAATTAATAAATATTCAGTTTTAACTGGTAATTGATCAATTGCTCTTTGCATTGCTAACTTTGTTGCTTCTAAAATATTAATTGAATCTATTTCTTCATTTGTTGCATATCCAACAGAAAAATTTTTAACATTTTCTTTAATCCATTTTAAAGCTTCTTTTCTTTTTTTACTTGATAATTTTTTTGAATCTTTTATTAATCCTTCAGGAGGAACTAAATCATTTGACCATATTACAGCACCAGCATAAACATTACCAATTAAAGGACCTCTACCGGCTTCATCAAGACCAATTTCAATATTGTCTTTATTATTATATTTTTCCATTATAATTATAAAAATATTATAAAGATTATATTTTCAATTTTTATATATAAATTTTTTAAAATTTATTATTATTTATTTTCAAATATATATTATATATATGACAAATAAATCATCTTCATCTGAAAATGATATTATGTTATCTTGTTCTGAAAATGATAGTGAATCTTCTTGTTCTGAAAGTAATAAAGATTGTTTTATATCAGAAAAAATGTTATACCATATTGGTGCATGGGCTGATAATAGAGTTACTGAAATAGAATTTTTACCAAAAAATGGTATTCCAATAAAATGGACTACTCCTGTTACACTGGTACCATCAAATCCAACAAATATAAATCATTGGAATATGCAAACACCAATTACACAACCATCATTTCCTATTTTTCCATTAAAAATTATTTGTGGTGATAAAATAATATTTAATTTTGATAATGATATCGGAAGTCCAAATGCTTTTGCGTGTGCAGCAAATATTGATGGTATTATATACAGAACATCAAATAATAATTTATATCCAAATAAAATAAATCTTAAATCAACAACCGGATTTAGTATAGTTAATCCATCTTATATACCAACAACTGATTTAGTAACACGAAATATAATTGATAGTATAAATTATATTAGTGTAAGTCCAAATAGTTCATCAAAATATACATTGATATGGGAATTGTAATTTATTTTTTAGATAACCATTGACTTGAACAAATTGGACAATTTGGCTGATTTTTTACCCAAGGAATAATGCATTCATTATGGAATGAATGACCACATGCTCCTGTTACTATTATAGAATCTTCGCCTTTATTATTTGAATGTAAGGAATTGAAGTTTAAATTACATCTACAAATTGTACAATCAATATTTTTATCTAAATCATAACAATTACTATTAATTAGTTTAACACTCTTAATCTTAAATTTTGATTCCATAATTAAATGTTTAATCAATAAAATTTTATTTGTTCAATTTTTTATAAAAAATTTTGGATTTAATAACTATTAAAGTTACTATATGCAATTTTAATACCAACCCAGTCATAACCTATAATTTTTTTTAATATTTCGACTTCATTTTCTTCATTTAATTTAATAAAATATATTGTTGGAAGACTCTCAACATTATACATATCAATTAATTCACTATTATTTTCATCATCAATATCCAAATAACAAATATGCATATTACTAATTTCTTCCATTTCTTTTGGATCATGAAGTCTTGATTTTAATTTTTTACAAGGTCCACACCATGAAGAACCAAAATAAAGCATAATCAATTTATTTTTATTAAAATAAATTGATTTGTTTAATTCTTCAATACCAGATATTTCAAACATATAATAATTATTAGATTATTTATATTTTATAATCAAACTAATAATTACATACTTTCTGAAGATTCAGAATCAAAACTAGAAAAAGATAAAAATGATGTATCAGTTGTTATAAGTTCGCTATCACTTTCTGATTTTGTTTTATTTGTTTTATTTTTTTTTCCTCCTTTTTGATAATTTTCTGAATTTTCAGAAGATGAACTTGAAGTATCCTTAGATTTTTTTTCTGAAATTGGAGATTCAGTTAATTTTTCAGGTAAATTATCTGATGATTCAGAATTTGAACTTGATGATTCTGATTTTGAACTTGATGATTTATCAGAACTTGTAGGTGTTTCTGTTAATTTTTCAGGTAAGTTATCTGATGATTCAGATTTTGAACTTGATGATTCAGATTTTGGTGTAGCAGTTAATTGATCAGGTAAATTATCCGAATCAGTATTATTTGACCCCCCTAACATTAAAAAGTGTTTTTCAGAAACACTGACTGTTCCACTTAATTGATTAACATCTAATATATCAGTTAAACTACCTCCATTTTGAAATACTTTATTTTCTAATTTTGTATTATGAATTTCAGCTTTAAGATTTAAATATTTACTTTTATATTTTAAATATTTTTCTTGATATGACATTTTATATATATATAATTAGAAAATTAATAAAAATATTTACTAATGATAATATAAAATCTAATTATTATTAAATGGATGCAGATAAAAGATGTGCGCCTAGTAAAAAATATGAAAATAATTCTTGTTTCTCACTTGATTCACTAAAAATAATTGCTAATGAATATAATAAAACAAATCAAGATAAAATTAATATATCCAATAATAAAAAAGAATTAGTTAATCAATTAAAAGATAAATTTTCCTCATCATGTTCAACACAAACATGTTGGCTAAGAACTAATATAGTTAAAAATATTGAGAATGATGAAATACATAAAAATACATTTAGACCTGAAGGACCAAAATCTAAATATGGTTGGCTATCTACAACAAATATAAATGAAGTTATTGATCAATATCATAAATTACATGATGAGTTTTTATTTTTAGGAACAGTTCCTTATGATTTTCAAGAAATACCTGAATTAGGTCTTAATAATTATAATTTTGAAAAAATATATAATAGTGGTAAAACTAAACTAGGATTAGTTATTAATTTAGATGAATCACATCAACGTGGTTCACATTGGGTTTCATTATATACTGATTTAAAAAAAAATAAAATTTATTTCTTTGATTCAGTTGGTAAACCTCCAAGAAGAAAAATAAAAAAATTTATTAATAAAATTACAAATTTTTTATACAAGAAAAAATATAATTCACAAATTAATGTTGGTAATGTTGTTAGTGATATAAATAAATTAGGAGATAAACAATTAAAACAAAAATATTTAAATAAATTTTCAAAGAAACTTGAGGATTTTGATATTAGATTTAACAATATACAACACCAATTTAAAAATAGTGAATGTGGTGTATACTCTATTAATTTTATACTAAGATTAGTTAAAGATGAATCTTTTGATGAAATTATTAATAATGTAACAAAAGATGATAAAATGAATGAATGTAGACAAACATATTTTAATAATACATAAAAAATTTTTACAAATATTATTATTTTTTAGTAAAAAAAAAAAAATAAATTTAAATATAAATTAT